CCGTATCGAAGACTGCTCTTGCATCCTTTGGTCTCATATCAGGTGGCATACCTAAACGGAAAGTTTTAAAATCACCTTCAGCAGCAGCAAGTCTCATTCTTGATGCAGAAAGACCTTCTACACCATCAGAATCTGGATCACGATCACCAGCAGAAACTACTTCAATATTATCAAATGCATAGAGATTGCCGTTGTAATTATTAGCAAGTTTATTAAACTCATTAACTCTATCAGCACCACCAACGATTCTTACATTTGTATATCCATCATTATGTGCTTTTTTGAGAACATCGAAAATAGTTCTGGTATTTGCATCATTTACAATTCTTTCACTATGCTGAGGGAACATCGATCTCATCAATGCAACTTTTGTATCAGCATCAAGCGGATTCTTTTTCTTGTCCTGAGTGCGAGAAGGAATAATCATATAATCACTGCCTTCCTGTTCTGCAGAAGCAGCAGCAGTATCCATTAATTGAAGATGACCTAAATGTGGAGGATTAAAACGACCAAACGCAATCGTTAGTGTTCCTTTTGTTTTTTCAACAGGTAAGAAATTAACAGGAGGTGCCTCCTGCGCCGCTGGTTGAGGAGCAGGTGCTTGTTGCTGCTGTAATGCAGGATCAACAAAGTTTGGATCAGAAATATTTTTTTCCGTTTCTGTCTGAGCAGGATCTTTACCAACTGTTTGGCGCTTATTGTAGAACTTCAGTCTACCCTTTTCAGTTTTTGCAACAAATTCACCAGTTTTTCTATCGTACCACCCACCGTGTCCATCACCCTGCAAACCAAGACGTGCTGCCTGTTGAGAAGCAGTGGTTTCGGTTAAAAATTGGAAAAAATTTTTCATTACTTACGGTTCTGCTTTTTAAGTTCGGCAACTATTGCTCTTTCGTTCGCAATAATGTAATTTAAGACACTTTGTCTAATCTTTATATATTTATCCTTATCCTGTTTCTTCTTCTTTGAATCAATTTCTTTCTGCATCATTGTATAAACATATAAAGCAAAATCTTTAAAGTCTTTACCTTTAAAATTTTTAATTAATGGATTGAGATAATTTTTCATTTAACTTACCTGGAAACCAATTCTATCTTCTGTTCGTGTTGCATAGTTTGATGTTCTTAGATATAAATTTCTAACCAAAGAAGTTCCCCCACCAGCAGATGCAGTAAAAGTTGGTCGTCCAGTTGTTTGATTCAAGTCCAGTTTAACATAGATTACCCTGGATTGGTTTAAAAATTCATTAAAAATTTCTTTCAATATCCTATTCTGACTTCCAGATCTTGACCATCTTTCTATAAGTTGTTCACATTCATATCTAATTTCACCATAAGTAACATTTTTTATATTTGTTTTACTTTTTTTACTAGGTATATGTAAGTTTATAAAATTTTGCCAAATACTAGGATCAACTAGTTTAGTGTTTGATTTGGAAGTAGATGTATAATTATTGACAATATCAGAAATACAAGAACTAGTTATTTCTCCATTGTTTTGTATAATTTGCCAGGTATAAAATGGACCTTGAATAACTGCTTTTCTATTTCTCTCATTTGCCAATGATTGCAATACCTGATATTCGATTGTTGCAACTAAATTTGAACTTTTAATATATGGAATAACAAATTGTGGTTTAACTTGGTTCGATACTGCTCTTGCCGATTTTGCAGATATTAAATATTCTTTATTTCCAGAAACTAATTTATAATCATACAGTCCCTCCGATCCACTAGGAATGTAAATGCTTGCACCACCCAACCCAGAAGTATCCAATATACCAGTTAATATTCCTCTCTTTATACAGGCAATAGGTCCTATAACTTCCGAGTAGTAACTTTGAATTTCTCCCCAAGGAAATCCATCAAATTTTATCCCATTATAATCACCATAACCATTATCAACATAATCGATTAATTCATAAAGATAATCAAATAATTCTCCTGGTATATCATTTCTACGATTTAGAGCATTTACAAGTTCATTATAATAATCAGTCACAGAAAAAAAAGTTCTACCACTTAATCCAAAACTAGAAGGTCTCAATAATACAGATTGCCTTTCCGTTCCAGGTTTTACAAAGTAATCAACATTTGCATAAAAAACTTCTCCATCATCAGTTCTAAATGCTGCTCTCAAATGATCTTCGGTTAATGAATCAATATAAGTTACTTGCGTTCCTGAATTTATTGCCCCTGCTGCCTGATACGTACCATCCCCAGTCTTAGTGTAGATGCTTACATTTTTCTTTACTGTCGTTCTATGGTCACTTCCTCGCCAATTTCTCTGGAAGTTTATGATACCAGAACTTGCCATTTTTTGAATTATTTAGTGCCCGTGAGAAGATTCGAACTTCCACTGTATGGATTCTAAGTCCACCCTCTCTACCGTTGGAGTACACGGGCAAAATGGAGAATAGCGGACTCGAACCGCTGACATCCTGCTTGCAAAGCAGGCGCTCTACCAACTGAGCTAATTCCCCAAGAAAACCCCGAAGGGTCAAGTATTTAGAACACCAAAGTGAGTGCTCCATATCCAACCAAAGCAGCAATCAACCAACCAAGAACTTTATAATATGTCTTGATAGGAGTTCCGAAGTATTGTTGACCAATCAACAGGCACTTATGCATTGGTGAGATGATGTATCCAGCATACTCCACACAGAGGAACCATGTCAAGTATCCAGGACCAAATGCCTTAGCGAGTAGGGAAACGATACCAGCATACTTGCCAGACGAACCCATAGCGAACGAAGCAAGAAAACCAATCACTGAAACAGTAACCAGAGCAGCATCGCCCTGAGCAGCAGTCAGTTTGAGATATTCCATTACAGGTTCTTTGATTTCACCCATCACAGCAGCAAGGGTAAGAACCAGTGCTGCCAGACCAGTAAACTTCCAGTTGATATAACGACCCCACTTCCAGTCATTACAGATGAATGAATAGTAAGCAGCAAGACCACCAAACCATACAGAGAAAAGGTAAGGCATGTCAGGGTCGCCATAGCACACAAGGAACCACATCGTAGCAACGATAGGTGCCCAACCTTTCAGTAGACGATTCCAGCTGAAGGTTCGTGTTTCCTGAATGATTTCTACATCAGTTTCTTTGACATACTTGAAGATGAATACTCCAGCAAATCCAAGAGTGATGAGAAGAGGAACGAGAGTATATCCTAGCAGTTGTGTGTAGGATAGACCCAGTGCTGCCATTGGAAGTACAACAGTTTTCTCAAGTGGCGACCACCAATAATAGTGGTGAGTAGAAAGATAATCTACAATACCAAACTTGGAACGAGATTGTGCTTTGTCGCTAGCGATGGAATCAAGAAGAGGAGCCGACATAACGACTCTCCCCTCAATAGGTAATACACCACCAGCAAGAGCAGTAGCAGCAACTACTAAACGATTTGACTTGAACAGTTTACGAAGTGCCACGAATACTTCATTAAGCACTCCGTATTGTTTTACGAGACCACCGACAATCATAATGCCGATGATGTAGGGGAGAAACAAAAGTTTTTCCCAAATACCCACCAATAAATCCATTACTCTACAATTGAACTAATTTTTTCGTCAATGTCAAGAATTACTGCACGAATATCAGAAATTCGAGGAGGAACACTTGATTCATTATATGTATATCCTTGTTGAGAATCAAAAAGAATTTGACGAACTGCCGCAGCAGATCTGACATTCATTTTGATTGTTACTTGTTTTTCTTTCGTCATCGGTCGTCAGCAGCACGGTTTTCGGAGAAGTAAACATCAAACGCACCCTCAGGATAACGCTTCAGAAGTTTTTGCACATTACGAGCAACAACATCGTCAAGAGTCACATCAAGTGCCATACAAGCTTGGGCAACATACCACATAATATCACCCAGTTCGATGATCATATGTTCACGATTGTCTTCATTAAAAGGTTTACCTTGGAAGATCATCTTTTTCACAATCTCCATAAACTCACCACCTTCGGCGTTGATACCAACAGCAGCAGTTAGAAGACGCTCGATGTTTGCACCTTTTTCATCGAGGGCAACTAGACGGTCAGAGAGAGCAAGAAAGTCCTTAGATGCATCGGAAGTTACAGCATCTACAAACTCAGCGTACTTATTAAAATTAACGTGTTTAGCAGTTTCCATTAAAATTTAAATCCTTCAAACGACTTTTTAGGTTTCTTGTCTTCGTAATCATTATACTCGTCTTCCTGTCCAGAGTCAAGTATATCCTTTTGAGCAGTCTGCTCACAATCATACAATCTCATTTTGGCACGATCAATACCAACAATGAAACGCTTGTAGATAGTGGGATCATTATATCGATTTTTCAATTGCTTCACCATAATCTGCCCCAACTGTTCCAGTTCTTCTGTACTAATAAGGGCAAACATAAGATCAGCAGTAGCAGGCAAACCAAAGGATTCAGAAGTATCAGTAAGTTCAACATCAGAACTACCAAAACCACTACGGGTGGTCTGAGTAGCGGAGACAATTGGGACATTAAACTCAACGGCGAGTCCTCTAAGTTCCTCAGCAATTGCTTTAATATACGAATATGAATTGACAGAAAGGTTTGACTTATACCTGCTGGAAGCACATATATTGAGGTAATCAATGAAAATAATATCAGGTCTAAATGACTTCTTAAGTGCAAGTTCATTAAGAAGTGCTTTAAAGTGACCACTATGTGCAGAAGCAGTGGGATATTCCTTAATTATAAGAGATCCCTGAGTTTTCTTTGAAAGGTTAGTGACCTTATTTTCAAACATTTGGCGAGGAAGGTCTACCAGTTGCTGAATCGGAACATTTAAGAGGTTTGCGTCAATTCTTTCAGCAATTCGCTCCTCCGCCATCTCAAGAGTGATGTACAAAACGTTCCTGCCTTGCAATAAGACGGAAGCAGCAACATGGCACATAAAGAGACTTTTTCCGACACCCGTACCAGCAAGAGCGATATTGAGAGTCTTATTAGGAAGACCACCTTTTGTAATTTTATTAAAATAATCGAGATCAAATTCGATCTTATCTTCTTGGCGGTGATAAAATTCATAACGCTCTTCATAGTTTTGTAAGTAATCGTGTCCGATATTGTTATCAAAACTCACGGCAAGAGCATCGGAAAGAATACTAGGAATTGCATCCCGATTCTTTTTCTCATTATTACCATCGGCAATGTGGATGGATTCCATCAATGCCAGGTAAATAGCGCGATCACGACACCACTTTTCAGTAGTATCAAGCAACCATTGCTTATCTACAAGATTATCATTCAGAGAACTATTAATATCTCTGATTTCCTTGATTTCAGTTTCGTTTAAATCAGTTCTGTTTTCTACCTCGATATTAAGTGCTTCGATCGTAATTGCCGAACCATACTTAACAATGAACTGGACAATCTCCTCAAAAATGATTTTTTCCGATTTTTGCTCAAAATAATCTGGTTGAATGAAAGGTATGACCTTGCGCGAGTAGTCTTCATTAAAAATAAGGTTTCTGAGAATGGTTGTCTCAATTCGTTCCATAGGAGAAATGTTGTTTTGCGACAGCATCAAGTTGCTGCATTACTTCTTCGGTAAAGTATTCATCTGGGTTGGCAAGAATCTGTTTACCATAGATTTTCTTACCATCAATCTCATAGCGACCTGCTACATTTTTCCAAAGTCCACCTATTTCACCGAGTTCAAGAAGTCCATAATAGCGATCAAGACCACGCTCATCATAATAAAGACGAACATCAACTTGTTGATTTTCCTTACTTAAACGCGACTTAGCAGTCTTTGCCTTGATAATATTTCCGATGATTTCTGTTCCATCCTTTTCCTTTTTCTTTGAGAGATGGATAATAGTAGAAGCGGCATACTTAAGACCACTACCGCCACCCATTTCCTTAGTAGGAACATAAGCACCAATGACATCATAGGTGTGGTTAGTTACAATCATTGGAATATTTGCTTGACCCAATTTAAGGGTAAGCATACGAAAAGCACCTTTAATCAGTTGGGATTTAGTCATATCCCGAACTTGCTTATCATTAAGTGCGTCAGTAATCTCTTTCTCAGTAGAAAGCATACCCAAAGAGTCTAGCACAAACATACAAGGTCTGCGTTCATCTACTGGTTTTTTAAGGTGTAACTCTACTGCTTTAAGTGCTTTGCTACGAAACTCCTCAACAGTTACAACTTCCACCCTAGCAAATCGATCAAGATCAATTCCACGAGAAATCAACATTGATTTATTGATAGCAGCCTCAGTATCAAAATAGAGACAATAACCATCGGGGTGAGTATCAAGGAAATTCTTAACCACTGCGAGAGAGAAAAAAGTCTTT